AAAAAAACGAGGTAGCTTACGCTACCTCTGCCATCTCAACCGCAAGGTCAAGAGCATCAAGTTTACGCTTAGCGTTGACTCCGAACCAAGCTGAAGTAGCTCGAGCATCGGCTGATCGACCAAGTTCATGGTCAGTCAAGTAAGTCACTGCGTTATAAGCGTTCCACCAAGAACCTCGTGCAAAGTCAGCACCTGGTTGAGTATCTACAATCTCGAAGGCACGTTCAGCAGTTCGGCTGAGTGTCCTGTGTTCCTGAGAAGAAGTACCAAAGATTTGTCCAAGGAATTGCTTGAAAGACTCATCGGTATAACGCTTCTTGCCTAGGAATGCAGCAGCTTCTTTGAATTGCTCAATTCGATTATGAGAGATTCCAAGAGCAGTTTTTACCGCTTCAGCATCGAACTGATTACGGTGAGAGACACGTATTGCAGGCTGACCTTTTTCTGTCAATGCCATCGAAAGTGTATTGTTACATACCACTCGAGTCATAACAAACTTTACATCAATACTTTTGCCGTAGCGATGAGGGTTTGAAAACAAGAGGTAACCTTTGACTTCATCACCACCGAAAAGCTCGAATCCATCTCGAACGTCAGCAGCAGCGAAGACAATTTGTCCGTCTTTAAGCGAACCAGCGGTATCCATTACCATATCACCAGCTTTAACGAAATCGTTGAAGAAGTCGAAAGCTTCAGTGTTTTGGCAAGGATTCCAGTTTCCACCGACATTAGTAAGGATCTTCTTGTCAGTGTCACGAATCAATGTTTGCTGACCAGTTTTAACCTGCTCACCATCGATGTCGATGTAAGAATCTTTGAGAGAAACTGTCCAGTCAAGACCAGCAGCTTTCATCATTTCACGAGGAGTCATGTCGTCTTCGACAGGAGTACCCATACCGTGCCAAGGCACACCAGAAGATAAGCGGTAAGCCATTTGAGCTTCGTTGTTGATAATTTCTAATTCATGCATAATGTAGTTTCCTAATCAATTAATTTATACTGCCTATTCTATACTAGTTCAAAGCAAATGTCAACTGTTTTTTTGCATTAAAAGCAATTAATTTCACTTTGTTGATCTTTTGCATCATATAGGTCCATCTTCAACTCGTTCAGAGCTACAAAGACTTTCATATCGACTGCTCGAGGATTAACTGACAGACATGAATTGATGCAGTTTTCTGCTGCACGAATAGCTGCCAGCTTTTCATCGATGCTTTGAATTACGATTCCAGCTTCACTCACCACTCTTTCCTCCTAAAGGACTGTTGTTGTATACGCCCACCGCTGTAACAGCAGAGTTCGGAAAAGCGTATGGGTTACGCTCAACGAAGATCAAAATCTCGTCGAACGGCATGTTAAGGAACTCTGCTTGCTTTTTGATAATCTTAATAGCTGCATTTACAGTCATTATGCTACATCCTCCATCTCTTCACATTTCTTGAAACCGAACATAGCAACTTCATACTTCCCATCTTCAGTAAACATAACGTCACCCATCGAAGTAGAACGAAGACCGTAGCCACCTTCATGAAGTGGAGCCACTCGAGTAACGTTAGGATTGAAGTCACCGTTATCTTCGATGTCAGTACGTGACCAAGAACCTGCAATGTTGTTAGTCCAACGATAAGCATACTCTAAAGCTTCCATTACATCATCCATAGGAGCTTCTACTACAGCAACTCGAGTAAAGGTAGCGTTGTCACCGAGGTGCATGTTTTCGTTGTGGTATACTGTTACTCTCATGTTTAATTCCTTATCAATTAATTTATGAGTACCATTCTACCCTAAAAAGCAACGGTTGTACACCGTTTTGTGCAAATAAATGCACTTTTTTTAGATCATTTTGGAATAAAGATTGAACTTGTTAGATCAAAAAGTTATAAGCACGTGAAGCTACTGTTCCCAATTTGCGTCCAACATCTCCTGTGCCTGATGTAATAAGGTTACGTCTGCTTTTGTGAGAATGTTGAGCATGTACTGCTTCTCGAACTTAAACTTGGAATGAAAGAATTTTTGGTCGTATCGGACAACTGATGAGACGTTAAACATCATATCAGCAACTTTGATTGTCTGAGACTCGGCTGGCCCCAGAGCGAAGTGGTCTGCATCCATCTTTTTTCGGAAGGCTCGGTTGCCATCTTTCTTTTCGGATACATTGGTACAGTAATGAACATACATGCCAATCTTAGGTCCAAATTGGTCACATATTTCATCGATGGTTACATTACAATCTTCTACTACATCATGTAACAAAGCAGCAGCTATCATGCTGGGCGTATGCTCAACAGTCTCAACTATCTTAGCTACACCTACAGGATGAACAATGTAAGGCTCACCTGTATATTTTCTACGCTGATCTCCATGTGCATTGATAGCAAACATGAGCGCGTCATTAACTAGTTTTTTATCATTCATTAGTGGATCGTCGGATTTTCGATTTCTTCGTGGAATAGTTCATCCAGCATATCATGTGTATACTCTGAATGACCGGCTTTAATAATGTCGATCACATCTGGATATTCTGACTCAGACTCTACTTCTAAAATATTTAGATAGTTACGCTTATTGGGCGCGAATGTGTCACTTATATATTCCAAAGCAATATATGAATCCGTGAAAGAGCATGCTGATGTTAGACCGAAAGGATTGTTAGCAGCAAAACAGGCATACAATTTATCTTCGTCTGTTTTACCTAGATCACTGCCCGAGTATGTTCCTAAGAATACACCCATCCTATCATCAACTATTATGTACCTTGTCTTTTTCATAGAGGTTTTTGTATGCCTCCCTTACAGCTTTAAAGTGTTCAATGTATTCCTCAGTGTCGATAACAAAGACCTGAGGCTCGGAATCATCTACTCCAATAAGGACTACACCTTTACGGATAGGAGTTCCTGTACGCTCTTCGAATGCTTTTGCATAGAAAGAAACCTGCATAAAGTAATTCTGGATCTTATCAGGACTTTTAAGTCTACGTGAGGTTTTGAAATCAATGACTGATAACTCACCTTCGAACTCAGCGATACAGTCTACTTGACCTGCGGTCTGAAGTTCATCACTATAGAGGAAACACTCCTGGAACCATATATTATTTATCTTTTCATCGAGTAGAGGTTTCATGGTGTTAAACATATGAATGTTTGCAGGCATGTGCTTTTTAGAATAGTCTTCTTTATTATCAATGTAGTCTTCGCAGAGTTTATGAACTGCGGTACCACGGCCTGCGGCTTGTCTTGAGATTTGGTTGGCTTTATCTTCACCTACTCGCTTACGCCATTCCATTAGTTCCTTCTTACCAAGGATACCAAGAACGGTTGTAACTGAGGGATAGGCTTCGCCGGTGGGAGTAAAGTAACGACGTCCAGCTTCTGTCGTCTTGCGTGTTAAGGTTGGTAGATCAATACCATGGTCTGCATGGGTAAACATAATATAGCCTTTTCAATTTGAATGTACCATTCTATCACAGCGTATTGCAATTGTCAACTGTTATTTTAGCGGATTGTCACCATAACGGTGAAAAAGTATATACTAAGTGAAAAAGTAGATACTTAGCCAACATCGACTGTACGTGAGTCGCCTGAACTAAATACGGTACGAAACTTCGAAGCATCCTGCGACTTCTCAAAGAAGATCGTAGTATGATTATCGTGTAGAGCAGTGGTCCAAGAGCGCGTATCAATATTTTCGTTGAGCCACTCTACTTCTTTTGTAGAGTCTCCGACGACTTTGACTCTCACTGTCGTAGTGCCGCTGATCCAATTTAATCTGTGTTGATTGATTTCTTGTAACATATATTAAGTTGACTGCCTCCGTAGAGGCAGCCCCCTCCTCCTTTATTATGCTACGGCTGAAAGCTTAGATTCAAACCGTTCTTTAGCAATGATGTATTCCTTTACGAGGCCTGAGCGAACAATATCCTCGACTCCAAAGTTTACTAAACTGAATGAAGGAATACGTTTTAGTACGTTGATAAAGCTTACGAGACCTGAGACATCGTGTTTATGTCTGGTTCCAGCTAAATCATCTTGTCTTGTGTCTCCGCAAAATATAATTTTAGAAGACTCTCCTACACGAGTGATAATGCTATCAAGCTCGTGATATGTCATAGATTGGCATTCATCTACAACGATTACTGCGTTGTCAAACGTCAAACCTCTAACGAATGAAGACGTCATGAACTGCACTTGACGCTTTTGTTTCATAATTTCCCAAGCGTCTCCTCGACCAAATAGATCATTTACAATATCAGCATAAGGTGTCGCGTATACCGCTTCCTTTTGAGCTTGTGAACCGGGCATGAATCCCTGTTCTCGCGTTTGGACTGCAGAACGGACTATGATGACTCTCTCATATCCTACTTCTTTTAAAACATCCTGTAATGCTAAATACATAGCACACATTGTTTTACCAGTTCCTGCCGTACCAATTGCAGCTAAGTTATAGCCTGATTTGTATTGATCAAACATATCCTCCTGTGTTGTTGTTATAGGTCCGAGTTTTCGCATGCTAAATTTGGAATTAAGCGTTCCTTGTTCACGATCTCTGCGTCTTTTTTCCTTACTGGTTAATCGACGTGTTTTTGACATATGCAACCTCCTTAATCCGATATCAAAGAGAAACAACAGTTACTTCCAATCGTTTACCTTGTTACCGGTGTATGATTTATTGTTTTTCATAGATGTAAGTAAATCACGAAAGCCTTGGTCGGGTTTCATTCTTCCAAGGCGCGCGGCCTCAATCACGGGTTGACCGCTAGTTATTATAGATTCTAGGTGAGGATTTTCTTCGAGGAATTCTAGCTTCTGCGAATAAGACATGATCTTATCGAAGGTTTCTTGAGTTTCTTTGTCTCTAAAAGAGTATGTTGGCATGTGGTTCTCAGTTAAGTGCTTATGAATTTATTTATATTAACCAACGATGATTTCGTAGATTTCTTTCCAATTTTGCACACGTTCATAGTTGAACACATCTTTGACGTCTCGGTTATGTTCGTGATCTACGAGGATCGGAGTTAATCCTACCTTGGAGCCGACATAAGCATTCTCAGGCTTATCTTCAACCCAATAGCATTCTGAATCAGCGTAGATAGCAAGAGCTTCGTCTTTATCAGCGCCAGTATCGAGATACGTATATCTCTCGAATGCAGTAGGTCCAAATAATTCAATTAGGTTTTTGGTACGGAGATGTTGAGCATAATCGTCATTACTTAACGACGTAATAGCGTGAAATATGTAACCATGATCTTGATGAAGTTTCTTTACATATTTAATTGCATCTCGTAGTGGAGGTATTTTACGAATCCAAGCCGATTCGTTAAACATTCTGACTAGCTTTCGGGATTCATCCCTATCAATATCATAGCGATTATCGATATGGTACGTGTCAGTCCGTACCTCTTTGTAGCCGTGACGAGCCATCCATTGGTTGAATGAGTATGCCCAATCAAGTAGGACACCGTCACAATCTACAAGTATTACTTTTTCTTTAATCATAAGACACCTTAGTCATAATCACGAAATTCTTTAAAGTTTCCAAACTTTTCCTTGTATTTAGTTTGTCTCTTATCTTTTCGACGATTCTTTTTTTGTTTATCCTTGATGCGCTCTTCGCGGCGAGAGTTTCCCCAATCATCAGCATCTGAATACGAATCACGGATGTCCTTATAACGCTTTGCCATGTTGAACCTGTTTCCTTAATTAATCTTAATCATATCTGTGAAGAGTGTAGGAAATGCCTCTTCGAGTGTTTTTCGAGTTAAGCCTTTCACTGGCTTATGACTTAACATGTTATTTGCTAAAAGCTTAGCATCATCATTATCAACGTCCTCTAAGAGGCTGATGAATAGTGATTCTCTTTTAACCTGTCGCAGATCGTCGTATCCACCACCTTTTACAAATATACGTAAGCGGCGAGCTTCTCGATAAAGCATAGTATGTGCGTCAGTTAGTTTATTTAGTTTCCAAGGTGGAGGAGTTTCCGGCAATAGAAACTCAATATCCTTGTCGTAGATGAGGCGTAGTACAGTGCGCAGAGGTTGCGTATCGTTTGTATGCAACACCTCAATTTTTGCATTCTTAGTCTTAGCTTTAGCCACCTCTGCAAGAACTTCAGAAATCGATAGTCGTATCATATTAAAAATCCTGTATGTCAGTAATAAGATTCTTGAGCTTTTTCTTTACGAAGAAGTTGAACAGATGTTCACGACCAATATCCTTCTCGATGTTGAATTGCTCAAGAACTCGTTCTTTGTATTCGGAAGGTATCTGAGAAAGATCAATCATTTTCTTGTTTCGATTATATCTTAACTTTGTTTCTTCATCCATAGAGCCTTCAGGATCACCTAAGAAAGCAGTGATACGCTTCTTAGTCATTGGTCGCTGTCGTTCACCGATAGCTAAACAGTTGTCGCTGCTTAGAATATTCGGTACTCCGTCACCAACATCACCTTTCAACACATGTTCATCGAGATATTTATCTGGGTTGTCACTACGAACCCACTTTTTCATAACTGGATTGTATTGATCTACATTAGCATATGTGTGAAGCTGAATAAAGTCTTTGTCACCAGATAAGATGAGATACTTTTCAGATCCCATGTTCAGATCAGTACCTACCTCATGAATGATAGTACCAATGATGTCATCGGCTTCGCAACGATCTACACTGATTACTTTGTATGGGAAGAACTCGTCGATCTCAGAACGGATACGATGAATCGATTCGAACAACTTATTCCAATCGAGTTCAGACTCGTCTCGAGATTTTTTACGATTCGCTTTATAGTAAGGGAAGTAATCTCGGCGCCAGACATCTTTGTTGTCTACGCATATGATGATCTCACCATATTCATTGTGAAACTTCTTACGATTGGATCGAATTGAGTTAAGGAACATGTGACGCAGAAGATTTTCATCTACGTCCATGTCGGTGTGATTACCAATCCCTGCGAAGAGACTGGCCAGCATTACCTGATTATAGTCAACTAAAATAGCCATAATTTATTCCATTGTCGAATTGAGATACCATTCTAACACAGGTAGACTCAAATGTCAACTGTTTTCTTTTGTATTCCATCGGTCAATTACATTCGCAAGCAAAGCATTCCATACGGTTTCAAACGATCCCATGTTGTTACGAGCTAGATTGAAACGATCTGAGAACGTAAATCCATTGAAATAGTTCGGATCATTAGTCATAGCCGTGAGAACTTGCTTAGCCACTGCATAGGCATAGTTAGCATGAGCACTAGCATTCTCGTTGTAATCATACATGATAGTAGCATTCTGAGCAGTCTCTGGTAATGCACCAAGATTTGGATGGATACAAATGACCTGGCTCTTGATAGCTTCAATCAAAGCGATACACGATGTTTCCTGCCAAATGTTAGGATACAAGAAGATATGAGACTTGTCGAGAGCTTCGAGTACTTCGTCATTAGTTACGGTGCCATGATAAGTCATCTTAGGATGACCTTCGATATTCTTAATGATACCAGAGTATTGCTCATCACGATCAGGCCAACCATAGATACTGAATGAAGAATATACGTCCAAATGGATGTTCTCAAACTCTTTACTCAGCGCATCAAAAATAGGTATCAACAATTCCAATCCACGATGTGGCGTGGTATGGTAAATGAAACGAATTGTTTCTTGAGTCTTTTCTGATGGGTTGTATTGCTTTTCAATCGCGTTTGAAATAACACTACACTTCGAATATGGGATACCGAAACGAATAATATATTGATCACGCTGCCATACAGATACAAAGACAAAATGATCAAACTTTTTCCATCCTTCGTTTAATAGGATTTTATTCTCGGGATCACCTGCTAGATCATGGCACCATAAGATGTTTGGGACATCATCATAAAGTTCTCGAGGACGAGAAAGATGAATAGCGGTATTGTTTAAGAGATCTTCCCTTGCGACATCAATTAACCTTTGTCGCATCATCTCAGTACCGCCTCGAGAGTTTGCGCTTAACTCTGATTCGACGACTGCGCCTTTATAGATACAACTCATAATTTTAAAACTCCATACGTTTTATGACTCTCACGGTCATTATTAAAAATTTCGTCAATGCTCATTTGTGAGCCTTTCTTTTCCCACCAACCATCTAAAAATTCATATGAATAAATGTTTGCTGGGGCTTGTTGATTGTAGTAGTATATATTCTTAGATCTGAAATCTAACACATTGTGATTAAACAACGGCATGTTAATGACTAGTCCAAAGCCATGCATAACATTGTTTTCGAAAGAGGGTGGTGCGCCGAGTGGCATGCGAATGTGGATTGCTTTCTTATCTTCCCACTCAGCAAAATAGTAATCAACTATCGCTTGAGCATAAGATCTTTTGAGCACATAACATTGAAGACCATGATCCCACATATTACGTCTGCGAGGTACCATTGCAGGATATTCATTCTGACTATCATAAGGATATTCGAATACGTTGCATAGTTGTAACGCTCCCCAATTTGATCCACACCTTTCAATGAACTCCATCAAAGTAAAGTTCCAATGCTTTACACACTCAAAGTGTACATCGTCTTCGAAGAATAAACCGAACTCTTCGTCTGTGTTCTCTAGCCACCACTTAATGGTCAAGAGATGAGAACTTGTTACGCCTGGTGTAATTACTTTAAGTAGATCATCGGCCCCTATAAAGGGAACAGGAGCTTCTGCGTACCGATCGAATTGATGTATTTTGATATCGTCTACACCGAGCTTTTTAAACTCGGCTATAGTATAATCACGACGATCTTTGCATTCACGTAAATTAATTATATTAGGTCTTGGTATTCCGTCAAGCTGGTTCGATTGCATGGTCAATATTGATCTCATCATGTATGGAAGTTAGGACGTTTCGAAAGTTTCTCAGCGATCCATTATTATGTATACGATATGTTTGAATGTCGAAACTCTCATTTAGCATATACTTATTATCTATATCAGATGCGCCGTTGATAGCGAATTCCCTTATAAGATTTCCATCAAAGTAGCGTCGAGAATCATTTGAATAGTCATGCCCTTCTCGACAAAGCTGTACAATAACAATATTATCAGTACCGACTCGTTCAATCAAAGGTCGTAGCTCTTCGACAAATCCGCCATCAGCAATCGCATAGTTAACACCATCCTCGATCTCTTCAGATACACATTCACCAAAGTACGCTTTACCATGCTTAGGCTTTAGAATTTCTTCTGAAACATAGATCATAGCTTCTCGACGAGAGTAACCATTCAAAACATCAAACTGCTTTTCTTTTTGTTCTCGATCGTCGTAGCCTTCCATGAACCAATCTTCTTGAACATCAAAATGCTTAATTGTTTCTTTGAATAATTGGTATTTGAAGCTCAGGCTTTTAAAGCCAAAGTTTTCTTTGAAGTACTTTGCAGCTTCGTCTTTTCCTGAGCCGGGCGGGCCATTGAATATTACTATCATTACATACCTCTTTCTAATAGCATTGACTTGATGTGGCCAATGGCTTTTGTTGGGTTGAGTCCTTTCGGGCATACATTAACGCAGTTCATAATACCGTGGCAACGGAATACACTAAACGGATCATCGAGTTCCTGTAACCTTTCCTCGGTTGCAAGATCTCGACTGTCGAGTAGGAACCTAGCGCTCGCTAGTAATGCCTGAGGGCCTAAGAATTTATCTGGATTCCACCAAAAGGATGGGCAAGCTGTACTACAACATGCACACATGATACACTCATATAATCCATCGAGTTTGGCTCGATCTTCTGGTGTTTGGAGTCTTTCGATTCCCATAGTAGGAGTATTGTTTTGTAAAAATGGATTGATCTTTTCATAAGCCGCATAAAAATCAGCCATGTCAACCACTAAGTCTCGTACAACAGGTAACCCAGGAAGCGGACGAATAGTAATCTTTTTACCTTTCAAAGACGAGACCGGTGTAATGCAAGCAAGTCCATTCTTTCCATTAATGTTTACACCATCAGATCCACAAACTCCTTCTCGGCATGAACGACGGAACGTTAAGTCACCATGCTCTTCTTTAAGAGCAATCATCACATCGAGCACCATCATATCAGAACCTTCTTTGATTTCAAAATCAAAGTCCTGCATATATGGCGCTGTGTCTGTTTCTGGGTTGTACCTATAAATTGAGACGTTGTAATTCATTTTCAAATCCATGCTTTGCTATATAGTAAGCATCTACGATATCTGATACTGGATTCCAATTCTTTGAGTCTGGTATATCGAGACTAGCAAAGACATTAACACCAGTTTCTTCTACGAATGATTCATACATTGCTTCTTTACTAGAGTTACCTTTACCTGTTGCGAACTTTTTAATTACGGTAGGAGGAACCGTGTCCTGCTCAATACCACAAAGCCAAAGCCGTTGTTTCAAATAACCACCGTTTTCAGCAATATTAAAGACTCGGCCTACGGCACCAAATGCATATCCTTCAATAAAAGCTTTTGTTACATTACTATAAAATAATACGTCCAAAGTCCATGCCGAAAGGTTTTCGTATCTTTTCTGATCGCAATCCCATTCAGGGTAATCGTATCCGATAAAAGGATAAGTGCTTACGATTTTCTTTGTCTTAAAAAAGTGGAAGCTACAATTGTCGTAGCTCCACGAATCACCGCTATGTACACAGACTGCTGGGCTTGTTAAACTATAATCTATTCCTGCTACGTTCACTGAACATCTCCATTATGAATATAGGAGATATTTATCATTCTGCTCTGTAGAAGATATGCGAACCAATATGACCTACTAAACTAAAACGTGTTCGCCATGAAGGTTGTACGTATGTTGCATGATAATGTGTAGCACCTTCAGTGATACCTCGATACAGATTACCTTCGAGCATTTGATATGCAACGAGCCGGCTTTCAGCCCAAGCATCCATATCAGTAGGATCATCTTTACGACCATCGCAATACCAACTAAACTGACATTTGTTTCGAACAGGTACTTCACGTCCTTGCTCGAGATGCCACTTACTTAATACAGCTTGCTTTACGACACCACAAATAGTATCAGGATAGCGATTATCATTAACACGATTCAATACAACATCTGATACAGCAAACTTACCAGCAAGATTCTCACTACGAGCTTCGTGGTAAACATTCAGTGCAAGACAATACTCTGAGTCACTGATTACTTGAGCATCTACGACATACGATTGAGTAACGAAGAATAGAAGCGCAGCTCCTATTCCTAAACTAGTTTTAGATTTTATCATGAGCTTTTAAGATATGCGTCAAGTAATTCTTGGCCGGTAAGAGGCTTATTAAAGGTATAGATGAGTTCACCTTTTTGATAACGTTCAATGCGACCATCATTAAAGGAGTAATCAGTTACCATTCCATTTTCAAAATGGGCTCGAGTCTCGTCGGTTTCATACCACATACTCGTAAGCCCGTGGCATTGGACTTCATTGCATACACGTGCCCATTCTTCAGCTTTAAGTCTTTTACGTTGAGTTTCTACCACATCATTATATTCAGTCATAGTTTCCATTCCACTTTTTCTTCAACTGCATAGGTTGCACCGTGAATATAATCACGATCCTCTTCACTTAACACACTCCAAAACTTAGATACATTTCGAATGTGTTCAATCACAGCTTCAGGATTTTTAAGATGATAATTGTTTTCCATCCAATCCTGAAGAATATCCATTCGCATATTAATCTTTTCTCGTAGATTCATGCTCATTTCAACTTCCACGATATTTCGATACGTTCATCGCCGGACTCACTCCAAGAGTATTCGCATCCACACTCTTCGATAATAGGAAGGATTGCTTTGAGATTCTTTACACCTTCTTTATCACCAGCGAAACAAAATGTACTTGAGTCTTGTTGCTCAGGATTATAGCAAACAAACCCAGGCTGACTAGTGTCGTAATCATCGCGATGGAGATTCTCGTAGTCTATGCCTGTGCCGTTACACTCAGAGCAATCTTCGTCATCCTCATCATATCCTTCACCATCACAGACCTCACACTCTGTACCTTCTTCATCATATACTTCACAGTCTTGGCTATGATTAAAAAGAACTTTCGACAAGTCAATTTCAGTTCCATCATCAAAGTAGTCAGGTATATCCATCCAAGCACATGACTGACAGCAATAATGATTCCATCCTACATACCAACCTTCTGTAGTAAGACGTTCTTGTAGCTTACGAAATCCGTTCATTTTGCCATCCTTGAAATCTCAGTTGCTTGCTCACTATTGATAATGGGAACGGCATTGGATTTATGCATTGTAGCTATTCCTTTGACGAGGGTTCCTGTATATTCTTGTCTTTTTGGTCTTCCTGTTGCTGAACCGAGTTGAGACGCATTTGCTCCCGTCGGCGAGATGCTTGCTGAAGGGTAGCTCGGTGTCGTGCGGCGGTACGTTGTGTCCGGTTCATATTCTTTAAACTCCTTTTTAAATTTAACTTTACCGTGGCAGTAGTCAAGATACTCATTAAAATCGTTGTAGCGAAGATCATGATTACCAGTTCTTTTCATAAGCTTATTATGAGCACGCCATTCAACTTGAAGCTCTTCTAACCGAGCCTTAGTCAGCTTACGTTTTGGTTTACGTGTATTAAGCGAGTTAGCACCGCGTATCAAATGCATAGTCATAGTATATGTCTCCACTGTTCAACGGATACCATTCTATCAGGTTCAATTGCATTTGTCAACTGTTTTTTTGTAAAAAGATAAGATATTTTTTCTTCGCGAGAAGTATTGATATCTGGAATAGGATCGGCTCCCCAATGAAGAAGAGCCTGTCTTTGTTTGAGGCGCTTACAGAGATCACCGTTTCCGTTCTTACATACTTGAGCGCCATGCCTAGCAGTAAATGATCTCCAGCGTTTGATCTGCCATGTATCGAGTTCTGGAATGCGACGTCCATGATAGTAACGTACATACCACTGTAACCAACCCATAGGGTCTTCTTTTGTAATCCAGCCTTTCTCGATCCACATCTCTTTAGGTTGAGATGCACCTTCCATGAAGAGGTTTTGAGGTGCTACAATTACATCCTTGTCGAAGTCACTGTAGTCACCTTTAAAGTAGTCACCATCAAACACACCAAGTTCAAGCATTTGATAGGGATTGAGGAGTGGTTCGAACACTGTTTCTAACCTTTAGCTTTGATTTGAGTAGCCATTCTAACACATCCTCAGTGCATTGTCAACTACTTTTTAGCTTCTTTTGCTCTTTTTTTCTCCATCAAAGCAACAGCCTTGTCATATTTAGCCTGAGTAACGATTCCTTCAGCAAGTAGACGTGTTCGATTCTTTTCATGAGCCGCTTGAGTCTCTTCCTTACTTCCACCGAAATAAGGTACACAGTGACCTTCTTCAGCCATGATTTTAGTAACCTTTTCCCATCGATCACCTTCTGGGTAATACACTTCAAAGTCACCGAGGACTCGTCCGAACTTACCTTTCATGTCTTCGCCATGCTTGTCTTCAGTCGTAATCAGCTTACCACCGTTTTTCATTAACTGCTTCAAGCGAGCTTTTGCAGCTTCACCGAATAGATCTTCGACTTTATCACTAGTACGTGACTCGGGTGTATCGATACCCATAATACGTACTCGTTCGTCTTTCAAGCAAATACCGAAACCTAGATCAATATCTACATCAACGGTGTCTCCATCGACAACCTTGATTACCTTTACGTCATATCTGTTATGTTGGCTCATTGTTTTTTTCCTTAGCTAAATTTTTTCTGAATGAACTTGACTCCAGCATATATGGTTAATCCATAAACTGCAAATATGCTCAGTGGTATGACTAAGTATAGTAGAGTGGTCCATTCTAAGAATAATAGTTGTGTTGTCCAATCGAGTACTGCTTCAGCATCACCCTTTGGTTCTAGAATTTGTTCTTCATAATTATATTCTAAATCACCAGCCTCTAAAAATTCTTCGAATTCATTCGGCGTATAGCATACTGCATATTGCTCAGGGCACTCGCCATCACCGCCATAGCCGGTTCCAACAGGGTTACCAAAAGCGTCAAGATGTCCTGATTGCATTACTTACCTTGACCACGGTATTTTTTAAAACTGCGTTTTCGAGATTTGTTCATAGAAGATGTTTTGAAAATGCCGCGCCCGATACATGTACCTTTACGGGTGGGTTCGTGAAGTGTAATTCCAGTTTTTGCTTTCTTAGCCATAATAAGTCTCCAAATATTCTTCAGGTATGTTGTAGTTAAAGATCTCAATCTCGTGTCTAGCGTCTTCGGTTATTTTTTCCAGCGACTGTTTATTTATGGGAGGCCACTGTTCCTTTCTCGCATTCGATTTAGTTTTTACTTCTTTTACAGTGTCGGCAATATCAATAGGTAGCTTGAGTATTTTCGAAATGCGAGAACAATCTTCGAGTATGTTTTCGTAATGGATGTAATGATCAATAACGGGTAGGTTGTTAATTGTGTAGATGTCCCAGTTTGCTGTAGCAGAATCTGGAAACTTGCTATACCAATGTTCGAAGTCTCGAGTCCAGTTATTACGCTCCCAGAAGTATTTGCTTACCATCATATCATATGTGTTACGTACACTTGTAATCTTGGTGTAAGTGTTCCATACATGTGGAGGGACTCGGCGTCGGCATTGCTCAGCTGTTGCATGATTTTTAAGAGCGTATCGCCAGTTTGTAGATCCGATCTTTGCAATCTTTGCTCGCTTACATTCGTCCTTATAAATGAGACGAGTCATGAAATCTTTTTCAGTGCATATCTTGCTTAAAGCGATTTCAATAGTAGTGCTGGCAGTCTTCTTTGTTTTGAAGTAGATAAACTTATATTTGTGATTGATAATCATTGCAATAATCTCGAAGCTCTTTATAACCACCAATAGGTTTGCCATTGACAAGTACGTATGGTAAGTCAACGGCACCGCTTTGAGTATATTCAACGTACCATTTTTTGTAACCTATGTCACGAAACTCATAGCGAAGGCTGAGGCTTGCACATTTCTTTTTAGCGAGTGTACAAGCACTGCAGCCTTTATTACCATAGATAACAATCATTTTTACGATCGATTATGCCAGGGCTCTTGCTGATGGCCGGTGACGGACTTTTCTTCGTCCTTCTTTTCTTCCTCTTCGGCTTTCTTTTTATTACCGAAGATACGATCCCACCCATCATTATAAGCTTTGGTAGATGCTTTGCTTTTTAAGCTATCACCTGTTATATCGTTCTTTGTTGCCATTATCTGTCCTTTGGTACACTACGGACCATATATCCGCTCTTAATACTAGGGTCACGTTCTTCGAAAGTGAGACCACATTCATCAAATATCTTTTCAAGCTCGTCACGGTATCGAACAAAAGTACGTTGATGACGATCATAAACATAATCATCGGGTGTTTCACCGTGAAGAGGACTAATTCCATAATCTTCACTAAAGCTGGACCAAATTACTCCGTCATGTGCTAGAACAGATTTGATATTCGTCAAAGCTTGTTTCATTAGCCAATCTGGTATATGCATCCATAGAGAGAAGCACCATGCAATATCAACCTTTTCATCTCCTAACGAAGTGAGATCAAAATCACTATTCACGATAAACCGTGGTCTTTTTGCTTCTAAGTCTTTATCACGTATTTCGTATTTGAGACCGAAGTCAATCAGTTCTTGTGATACATCAAGTCCAATGTATTTGTCTGCATCATGTTCTCGGATGAGTCGAGATCCTAGTCGTAGTGAACCACATCCTACATCAAGAAATGTTGTAGATTCGTTATAGTGGTACATGCGATTTTGTAAAAACTCATATTGCCACTTCTGTACTTCGGGCCAGTTACCACCTACCCATCGCCTGTATTCATCCATACCTGGTTCTAGTGCCATTATTTACTCCTCTCTTCTTTCCAATTATTTACAAATTTAATCTGTTTTTCTCGTGGCCAGGGATCATCCCCTTCAACGAGATATTTATTGTCACGAGCCATAAGCTCGATTACGCGGTCTTCGTCAACTACATCAATATCAATGACTGTTTCACCTAACCAGTTTTGACTGAATTCTTTTACTTCTTCAGCCATCACAGACTCCTCAGCCCAGACCTTTGCAGTCTCTGCGTCAAGGTCAAAGTCTTGGTTGAGTTCTTGGAGGCCTTCGGTTGGGATTACGTATCTTTGTTTGAATTGAGAGACTACAGTTACAACGGTAAATTTACCTTCAAGTTCTTTCTTCATTTTTAAGTTCACCTTTAATAATAAAAGCGCCTTTAGGAGTATCGGCTACATGTACCATACTCATTCCAGCGTCACTATACATTTGTTCAATTACATCTAACGATCTATAGAATGTTCTTTGAGTGTGATCATAAACATAATCACTCTTTGGTTGGTTCTTCGCAATATGACGTGTGAAAGTCGCATAGCTAACACCATCTTGAGTGAGCTTACCTGCGATATTCTTTAACGCGGTTCTGACTTTCTCGTCGTTCACATGAATGAAAACTTGATAGACCCAAACAAAATCGATTTTCCCATCGATCTCGCTGAGGTCAAAGTTATCATTAAAAATGAATTGCGGTTTCTTTTCTTCGATGATCTCAGGAGAGAGTTCTTTTTCAATACCAAGCTCAACAAAGTGTTGATTATAGTCTAAGCCTATGTACTTACCTTCGTCGAGCAATGGGATTAAAAGAGAACCTAACCTTAGCGATCCACATCCTAGATCAAGGAATCTTTTATCATTAGAAAATTTCCTACATTTTTGGTGTAGATAATCTAATTGAAACATCTGAACCCATTCCCAGTTTCCACCTACGTATCTTTTGTAATCCTTCCTGTACATTTGTTATCCTCGTTGGATTTAATAAGCTCACGTGTTTTAATAGGTGCTCCAAACTCACGGCGATAAACTGTATTGCCTCGATCTGGACTTTCGTAGATATATGTTTTCTTCATTATAAATCTCCTGTTACATCAAATAAAGTATAGGATAGCGTGATTGTCTTTATGTCTTGTGGTAAGTCTTGATCGACTATATAACGTAAAGGCATGTCAACACGTTCACCTGCATTAAGTGGTTGAGACACAAAACAAAAGCATTCAGTCTTATGAAAATACTGAGCTGCTCTCGATGGTGAGACGCTTGGTATTGCTTGTCCTACCATATACTTATTCGTTTCGTTAGCTGCAATAAAGAAAGTATCATTAAGTGCACCAGGGTTTACCGAAACAATAGTAGTTGAAGGCTCAAAGGACCAAGGCATTTCAGCATTGTTTTGCGTAACAAACTGTATTTCAACATTTCTATTTATGTCAACTTCAGTAGTTGTCGTAATGTAAGCAGTGTCTGCTGTTTTTCCGTTGATTCCCAATGCATCACATAGAACATCATATAAGGGAATCATTATAAAGAATACTGATGCGCCCATAATACATGTCAGTATTAAGAGCTTAGCAACAGTATCGTTTATTTCGTCATCGAAGATCTTTGAGAATCTCATGCTGGCTGAGTTTCCTTTATTGTTGGTGGTACTTCGAATGTATGATAAGGAGCCGGCGTTGGAAGAGTCCATTCAAGTCCATGTGCACCGTCCCAAGTCTTTTCTCTGTTGTCAACTTTACCTGCAACAATTGTTGCTACTACATTATATAGGAATATGAGTTGAGAAGATCCGTAAATAAATGCACCGATCGATGACATCATATTGAAGTCAGCAAATTGTAATGCGTAGTCAGGTACTCGTCGTGGCATTCCTGCTAATCCGACAAAGTGTTGAGGGAAGAATGTAATATTGAATCCGATGAACGATACCCAGAAGTGTACCTTACCCATTGTCTCATTATACATCCGCCCACACATTTTAGGTAACCAATAATAAATGCCTGCAGTTAACGAGAACACTGCACCGGCTACCATTACATAGTGGAAGTGAGCAACTACAAAGTATGTGTCGTGATATTGAAAGTCAGCAGGAGCAATCGATAACATGAGTCCTGAGAATCCACCGATCGTAAATAGGACTAAGAATCCTATAGCAAAAAGCATAGGTGTTTCAAAGCTTAATGCACCACGCCACATTGTTGTTACCCAGTTGAATACCTTTACTCCAGTAGGTACGGCAATAAGCATGGTAGCATACATAAAGAATAACTCACCAGCAACTGGCATTCCGACTGTGTACATGTGGTGAGCCCATACTATAAATGACATGAATGCAATAGCTGCTGTCGCATAGACCATTGATGCATAACCGAATAAAGGCTTACGTGAGAATGTAGGAACGATTTCTGATATCACACCAAATGCAGGTAGAATAATAATGTAAACTTCGGGGTGACCAAAGAACCAGAAGATATGTTGATATAGTACTGGATCACCACCACCGGCTGCAGAGAAGAAGCTCGTATTAAAGTGGATATCCATTAACATCATAGTCACGGCACCAGCTAGAACTGGCATCACTGCAACAAGTAGGAACGCGGTAATTAACCAAGTCCATACAAACATAGGCATCTTCATATAAGTCATGCCTGGAGCTCGCATATTCATAATTGTAGCAATGATATTAATACTTCCCATAATCGATGAAGCACCTAATATGTGTACAGCGAATATAAAGAAAGTTACAGATGGCGGAGCATAGGTCGTACTCAGAGGCGCGTACGCCGTCCACCCGAACGCGGGAGCTCCTCCTTCCATAAACAACGTCGAAGCTAGCATTAAGAATGCCGGTGGCAATATCCAAAAACTAAAGTTATTCATACGTGGTAGAGCCATATCCGGAGCTCCGATCATAACTGGTATCAGCCAGTTTGCAAGCCCTACGAAAGCCGGCATAATCGCTCCGAACACCATCACCAGTCCGTGCATAGTAGTCATTTGGTTAAAGAAGTTAGGGTCCACGAGTTGCATGCCGGGCTGGAAGAGCTCAGCTCGAATGACCATGGCAAAGAATCCGCCCATCAAAAACATAGCAAATGAGAACCAAAGATACATGGCTCCGATATCTTTATGGTTAGTTGTACTTAACCAACGATTTAAATTTGTATTCGGTAATGCATGACTTCCCATGTTATGCTCCTTTCTTCGATGCTTTCCACGCGTCATATTCTTCTTGACTGACTACGTGTACTTCAATAGGCATGAATCCGTGATACGCACCACATAGCTCGGTGCACTGCCCTCTATAAATTCCTTGATTTGGTACCTTAGTCCATGCTTCATTAATAAAGCCAGGAATAGCATCTCGTTTAACACTAATCTCAGGTACCCACCATGAATGGATAACATCATTAGCAGTTACGAGCAAACGTACTTTTGTATTTTCTGGTATCACCATTGCTTCATCTACATCGAGTAAGTAATCACTTTCTTTCTCGACCGTGTTATAGATTTCTTCTTGAGCTGTAGCAAGGTTTGAAAAGAATGAAATGTTTTCACCTTCGCTATCGAGATATTCGTATTTCCATTTCCATTGATAACCAGTAATCAGTATGTCGATTTCTGCATCTTCAGTATCATAGATGTCGAGCAGTGTTGATGTCGCTGGGACTGCCATTCCTATTAATATTAAGAATGGTACAACGGTCCAAGCAATCTCTACACCAGTATGTTCATGGAAGTGCGAAGGTTTATAGCCTTTATCATGACGATGAAAAATGATAGAGTAGAACATTACTCCGAAAACAAGAAGCCCGATGATGATGCAAATCCATAGGATAAGCATATGAAGATCGTAGATATCTGTACCGATATCAGTCGCCCCTGGAGACATGTTTAATTGGTTTTGAGCAAACGCCACAGTTGATAAGGCGAATGCTAGCATTGCTGCTAGTAAGCGCATAAGAAAATTTCTCGTATTAAGGATTTAGTATTTTAGATCGTTGTTCAAGCGTTTTTGAATACGCCTAACTATATATTCGGCGTCTGGAAGGTCGTCACCCATATGTTCAACTAAAGCATCAATCATATTCAAATCAAGTAACATCTCGTCCTGCTTAGTCAGATAATGTACTTTATGCAAATGCTTTAAAAATTCATGAGGGCTCATTGGCCCAAGGTTATCAGGTTCGTTGTAATCGGTCATTTAGTCCACCCTATTTTTTCCCCCGCATTTACTCTGCGGTCGTACTCTTCAATAGAACCGGGATATCTCCATGCCCATACGAGCCAGAACAACATGAATAGTCCTATACCTATAATAGCTGCAAGTTTAAGTTGAAGATATAGAATCCAAGCGAAACTAAAACTACAGCATGCTAACATTATATATTTCGCTTTGGTAGGATAAACACGCTTTTCAGACCAATTTTTTACATAAATCCCGAACGTAGGATGTTCAAGAATCCATTGCTGTAAAGCAGGCGAGCTTTTACCAAAACACCAAAGGGCGAGCAGTAGAAAAGATGTTGTCGGAATGCCGGGCACAATTGCACCAATGTAAGCACAACCTACTGCTATAAGTCCTGCTGTACGCCATAACCAAATTTTAATTGCTTCCATGTTTTTTCTCCGTAGTTAGTTTTTAGTTCGTCTCTTGCGCTTAGGCTTTTCAGCTTCGTGCTGCTCAGCTTCTATTCGCATTTGTAGAATCTCAGCTTTCGCTTTGATTCGAGCCGTTACATCTTCTGCATTCATCCATATATCTTTGTTATTTAACATACTCTCAATTTCGTCTTCTGTAAGGAAGTCAGCGTATACATCACGGAATAACCCAGTACTCCATGTATATTCGTATTGGAGTTGATCCATCATTTCACCACCTTTACCAAAAGTTCCACCTGAGTAATTGTGGAACATAAACATGCTATGATCTGATATCTCGACCATATCTGCTTGGAGGAAAATCAGTGTTGCTGCTGACATACATTGACCTTCGACCGAACATATAACAGTTGCTTGACTTTCTTGCAACGCTCGCATGAGTTGTATTGTTGTAAGTAGATCACCACCTGCCGAGTTAATGTGTATCTTCAGTATATCTTCTTCAGAAGCATTTCTTATTACATCAAACCAATCGGTGTATTGTTCAGCATCACCGATCTGGTACAAGTAAAACGAGTGTATGAAACTTGTCGTTCTTGAGTAATAAGCTGGGCCTCCAGACAAGACCTTAGAAATATCAATTGCTTTCTTATCGTTTTCCATTCTAAACTGGTCTCCTATTCATAACTGTAGTTAAGCCTTCACGGCTTTTGTTTTGTTCTATATCAATTCGTTGATCTGGTATCGGCGTACCACCGAAGACATCAATCGACCTTTCTCGTCGTACGTATAGTCCACTATCTGTTGAACTCCGTCCTTCGGAAGAATCTTCACTACTTGCTTCTTGACTCCCTCCTGTTTTACCGGACTCGGCTCGTTGCTCCTTTGATAAAGCATCTGACCCGCCGTTGCCCCCGTTGCTGTTATTTCCGTCATCGATATCCATCCTCATTATTTGATTTTCGTTAATTAAGGGATTAATTTTAAGTCTGTCTCGTTTAAATGCTCCAGTTGATACAATTAAAAGCATGATAGCAAGAGGATCAAACACACCCACAAGGAGCAGTATAATACCACGAACAGCGTTGTCAAAATTACGTCTTGCATTTTCATCTCCATATATAAGCTCAGCAATATATTTAAGTGGTCCTACTTCAACCTCAAGCTCAAGCCTTTCTTGTCGTAGAGGCGCGAGTACCGCTTGGAGTTCTTCAATGCGTATGTACGAAGCATTGATGCTCTCGTTGAGAAGACTCCTCTCTTCCGATTGACTTTGGCGTACTGCAATCGAACCTGAAGGACCACGAATCCTGTCGTATTCAATGAGTACAGAGACTTGTTGATCCAGTTGCGTGAGTACAGTTTCTGCATCGTTAACGACCTTTTGCTGCCTATCAATCTGTCTTTCCAAGTTTTCGATTTGTAATTCATTGTTGCCTCCAACTTTCACAGACTGTTCAATATGAGCCTTTGAAAGATAACCAAAAATTCCCATGCTAGTAATGAACATCAATATTAATATAGCAACTGTAAAATATGTTCGAGTCAGTACGTTAATTCGTTCCCATTCATAGTGTAACCAAGCTGCGCTAACTAGCTTAGCAAACTCAAGTACACCAGCCATAATCATAATTGATAATGCCGAGCCTGCAAAAATAGTCATTAGGCCAACAATACTAAACCACGCAGCACAAGCTGCAAGTATTATTGCTGTGAATAAAGTTAACCACTTCATTCTGAGTATCCTTTGTTTACCTCGCTATGCTTTTTCTCATCCGCTCTTACACTACGTAACATGTCTCGTAATCGTGCATCCGGCTTGAGATCGTAATAATCAATAGCAATCTGTGGTGCTGGTATATTTTCAACCTTACCCAGATCGATTAGATCAATGTACTCGCTATAACTACGTACTGCTTCTAATTCAAAATAGTAAATCATGCGATGTGCAGTCTTTGGAAAGAACACATACATGATAAAGTAAAAATGCCAAAAGATTGCTTGAGCTAATAATATGAGTAACCTTTCAAACGCACTCGGTTTGGCAATCTCAATAAAGAACATCAAATGCATTCGCTCGTTTTCAGCCTCAGCTAAGAGCTCACGAATTTGAGGTCCATAACCAGTTCTCATTTGGCGTAAGCTTTTTAAGTGTATCCACATACCAGCTACCATCCCAGGCACACCGGCAATTGTTTCAAGTACGACGGCTCGGTGACCGTAACGCTTTGCAAAAAATGTATCTGCAAAGAACCTGAAAAACTTGGTCATACTATAAGCTATTCTATCTCTATTTAACATAGTTGAACGCTTCCTTAAGTCCTTCTACTAAATCTTCCATCATGCCATTAGTGTGTAATGGAGTCGGTGTAATTCTAAGCCGCTCAGTACCCACACTGACTGTTGGATAATTAATTGACTGTACATATATTCCATGTGCATTTAATAACCTATCTGATATTGCTTTACATCGCTTAGCATCTCCTACCATTACTGGTAATATGTGAGTGCAAGCGGATTCGTGTATAGTGAGCCCGGCTTCCTTTATCATTGCTGTAAGTGTTGCTGCTCGTTCTTGGTGTTTCTGTCTTAGATTATCATGGTCTCGAAGATATCTTATTGATGCAATGTTTCCGGCACATACAACAGGTGACGTACTTGTAGTGAATATGAATCCTGATGCAATACTTCGAATAGCATCAATCACGATACTCTGACCGGCAATATATCCGCCGTGACCACCAAACGCTTTTCCAAGTGTTCCGTTAATAATATCGACTCGCTTTTCTCCAATCTTTTCGCAGTATCCTCCACCGGTTTTTCCATAGAGTCCTACTGCATGAACTTCGTCGATATAAGTCATAGCACCATACTCGCCTGCTAAATCACAAATGTCTTTGATTGGTGCTACATCTCCATCCATACTATAAACGCTTTCAAAC